TTGTGGAAACCATGCGTGCCCGCCGAATCCACCTGCACCGCCTGCGCCAGGCCGCTGCGCTGCAGCTTGCTGCGCAGCACCGCCTCGGCCATCGGCGAGCGGCAGATGTTGCCGGTGCACACGAACAGAACCCGCAATTTCGGCTGTGATGACAACCACTTAGCCAGGATTCTGCGCATCAGTTGGACCGGCCTATTCGTTGCATCGCGGCATTGTGAATCAACAGGTTGCACGCGCAGTCCGAACAGGGTGCAGACAGCGTAGAGTGCCCCCAGGCCAGGCGCAGTCGCAGCACACCGCAGGCCAGCGGGTGCGAGCGGGCCGCAGCTCATGGAGAAGGTGCAACCGCGCCGGCCTGCCCTGCAGCCAGCATCTCCGCGGCCACTTCGCCCAGCAGCTGCTGCAGCGCCTCGACGCCGGCCAGGTCCAGGTAGGCGCCGGCCATGCTTGGCCCGATGACCCAGAGCGTGCAGCGGTCCAGCAGATCAGACGGCAGATCAGCCGCCACCCGCGTGCCGTCCAAGCCGGCCACATCGCCGCAGAGCATGTGCGGGACGTGGGCGGCCGGCTTGAGCATCAATCCAGCGCAGCCGCCGCCACCAGGGCACGCTGCCAGCGCAGCATCACCCAGGCGCAGAAGGCGGCAAACACCAAGCCCGGCTTGGTCGATGTCGGGATGCCCAGGACCAGCGGCTCGATGGCGTACCAAGCACCGGCCACCAGCATCATCGAGAACAGCACGCGCCACGCCTTCGGCGTCGTCCCGTCGATGCTGTGAGCGAGCGTCCACCAGGCGCCAGCAAACACCGCCGCGCCGATGACAACCTGCGCGCCCATCAACAGCGCGATCATGGCTGTCCCCCGATTCGTGAAGTGAGTTTGTCCAGCAGCGCCGGCAATCTGCGCTGCAGCCCGATGGCCACCAGCAGCGATGCAGCGGCCCGCAGTGGGTCATCCGGCAGGTCGATGCCCGTGAGCTTGGTCAGCGCCTGATCGGCCACGATGCTGACCAGCGGGCCGAGGAAGACGGCCAGGATCAAGGATGTCGAGAAGATGCCCACGGCGTTGAGAACTGACGCCCGCGTCGTTTCAAGTCGCGGAGCGCCCGACATGGCGATGCCGGCGCCGAGCACTGCGCCCAGCATGGAATCGGCGGGGATTCCCAGGACGTTGCCTGCCAGTGTCAGCGTTCCGGTGGTGACGGCCGTCGCTGCGGCGAGCGATGCGCTGGTGGGTTCGGTCATCACAGAGCTCCGTACCCGGTCAGCACCCAGGCGCTGCCAGTGAACTCAACGTCAACCCAGGCTGCAGTGGCGCTCGGGACGGTCTTGAGGCCGCCGACATCGAGCGTGAATGCACCCAGGCCTGTACGCACGATGCGGAAGCGGTCGCCGTTCACCGCACCGGCGGTCGATAGCGTGATGGCCCTGTTCGCGGTCAGCGTCGTGGCCCAGCGCTGAGTGGATGCGTCGGTGCCGACCAAAAGGGTCTGCGCCGTGTCGCCGCGGTCAGCCGACACCCGGCTCGGCCGCTCAGCCGGCCCATGCGAACCCCATAGCCCGGCTCGGAAGTCGACCACGGTCGTGATGGCGCTGCCGGCCGTCACGATGGTGTGCAGCCGCGCATAGGTCGCCGTGTCGTTCCAGTTGGTGGTGCTGGTGGCCGACGAGACGACGCCGGTCGTGCGGTGCACAACCACGTAGTTCGTCACCCCGTTGCTCAGCAGCAGGGTGCCGTCGGCAATCGTCAGGCCCGACCAGGTGCCGCCGTGGAACGCCCAGGTCAACCCTGAGACGGCAGCGTGGCGACGGCCGAAGAGAGCGAATGCGCCGAGCGCGTCGAAGCTCTCGTTGATCGGGACTTCGGGGCTCTGTTGCCCCGCTGTGAGTTGCTGCAGCATGTTGATGCCCTATGCGACGCTGGCGGTGATCGCCCGCTGGATGAATGCCCGCACGCTCCACATGCCGCCTGCGAACGGCACGGTGAGCGCACCGGTGATGCGCGCGGTGTTGGCGGCCCCGCCGAGCCCTCTGTCGGTGGCCGCCGCGATGTAGTTGGTGGCGGCATCGATCAGCGTCGCCAGCCCGGATGCGACGGTTGCAGCGGTGTCGCCGCCGGTGGCCGTGTAGTCGTAGTTCGTCGGCGTTGAGGTGAGCTGATACAGGAAGGTGTTCGGCCCCAGCTCGACGCGATAGACCTCGCCGGTCTGGGGCGTGCCATAGATCGTCACGTCGCTGATCTGCGGGAGTGGTGTCGCCACCGGGTCAGTTCCCTGGTCTGCGATCGTCGCCAGCGAGCTCACGATGAAGAACGAGCCGGTTGACCGGTCGACCACGGCGGCGTTGACGTAGCCGACCCGCGTGCGCGTCAACCTCAGATGGAAGCCGGCTGCGTCGAAGTTGCTGGTGAGCTGGTAGCCGGCCGCCTCGGTGGTGGACCCCTGGAATGCGCGCATCAGCCCGGTCAGCGCGTCCTGGGCAGACTGGTCATAGGTCAGCCGGTACTGCACAGCGGGCAGCTGCGCCCCGTCGATCTGCAGCGCAAAGCCCAGAACCGTTCCGGCCGTCAGGGTTCCGCCAGCACTCCACGCGATCCTTGCTGCCACAGCGATGCGCGGGCTGTAGGGCGTGCCGGCGGAGGTGTTGACCGACTGCTGCACATACCAGCGCACGTCGACGCTGCTGGCGCCGCTGACCTCAACCGTCAGGCTGTAGGAGACGCCCAGCGGGCCAGTGACCGTGACGACGGCGCCGCTGGATGTTGCCGTGTAGCCGGCAGGCCCTGCGGTGATGGCAGCAGCCAGCGCGGTGGCCACACCCGTCAGGTCGGTGTCGGCGCTCTTGGTGAGATAGGCCGCCAGCAGCAGAGCCCCGGAGCGCACGTTGATGGTGAGGCCCAGGGTGAAGGCGCCGCCCAGGGTGACCGTGCGCACGATGGCGGCAGCGCCAGCAGCGCCAACGCTGGCAGCGAGCGGGTAGCCCCGGCCGTTGGCGCCGAGTTGGTAGACCTTGGCGCTGACTGCGCCCTGCAGGCCGCCGAAGTCGCTGGTCTGCATGCTGGCGATGTACCGGAAAGACGGCTCAACCAGTGAGGCGGTGCGGACGACACTGGAGCCGCTGACGATCTCGATCTCGTAGCGTTCGGTCGTCTCGCCCAGCGGAACGATCGAGCCGCTGGAGCCCAAGAACTTGGAATCGAACCGCGTGCGGCGCTTCCACGACAGCGTGATGTTGCCATCGGCATCGCGGGCCCCGCGCAGATCCACCGGCGCCAGCGGCTTCTGCAAGATGCTGTAGGGCACGCCCGAGACGGCAGAAGCATCGGCCAGCAGCGCGCCCTTGGTCACAGCCTTGAAGTAGCGCAGCTGGCCAAGATCAGCCTGCCCGAGTGCGATGCGACGCAGGCCCCTGGCGCGCAGCAGCACCACAGGTTCGGCCACCGCATGGGTGCCAGCGGCCCACTCGGTTCCGCGCTGGCCGCGCAGCAGCCCGCTCACCCGGTAGATGTTCGGCGCGGTGCTCTGCAGCGCCGCAGTGCTGAAGCGCACCAGCTCGCTGCCGACGAGAAGGGCATTCAGTTCTGGGTCTGCCTGCAGCTGGTCATCTGTCGCGCTGGACAGCTGGCCGGGCCCCATGTTGACCAGCACGTTGTTGGTGCGGTCGAAGATGGCGCCGCCCGTCCAGTTGGCCAGGACGCTGGTGGTCGCACCCAGCACCGCCGCCTCGCTGATGTCGGCCACGCTCTCGGTGAAGGTCACGCCGCCGTCGTTGCTGCGGTAGACGATGCAGCCTGGCCACGGCGAAGTGTTGCCACGGGCTGCCAGGTACATGCCCAGGCCATCATCGGCGTCGCGCAACAGGGGGATGTCCAGCAGCAAAAGCACGGTGGTCGCCAGCGTCTGCACGGCGGTCTGCTGGGTGTAGTCGGTCGACGTGGCCATCTGCTCAACCACCACGGCGCCGTCGTCGCCCACCACCTCCAGCGAGATGACGCCGCCCGAGTCGCTGCGGCGGGTGACGCGCATGCGGTAGAGCGTGCCGTCGCTGTCGGGCACCTGCAGCACGTCGGTGGGCGTCAGCTTGGTGTAGGCCATCGGCAGCGACAGCGTGCTGGTGAGCCTGGCCGCGTAGGCGTCGCGCACCATCGCATCAGCCACGCCGCGCGCCTCGGCCGGCTTCATGCCGATGGCCAGCTGCACCATCTGCATGCTGTCCTGCCCGGTCGGGCCGCGCTCGCTCTGCTCGGTGCCGTTGATCTGGTCCGCATCCATGTTGCGATAGGTCACCGCAATCCGGCCCGGGATCTCCAAGTCGGCGTTGACGGTCAGGGCGAAGGGCTGATCCAGCGCATCGCCGTCACCAGCCGCCAGGTCGTCGACGTCAACGGTCAGGACCGAAGCGCCGCCGCGCGGCACGAAGTACAGCTTGTCGGTGACGAAGGCGTCGAAGCCGTGCGAGGTCTGCAGGATCTCCAGCGCCTGGCGGGCATTGCCGCCGGTGACCGCCAAGGCCCGCACAGGCTGGGTGATGCTGGCCAGCGCCGATGCATCGTAGGTGCCGGCCGGCATGGTGGCACGGTCGCACAGGCTTTCCACGACAGTTCGCAAAGAGACCTGATTGATGACGTCGCCTGCGCGGCGGAAGGCTGCAAAGGACCGCTCGTTGAAGACGACGGCATAGCCGCCCTCTGCCCAGATCGTGTTGTACGAGAAGGAGCGCGGATAGGTGCCATTTCCGTCTCGCAGTTCACTGGAGAAGCGCAGGACATCATCGTCCCCGATGGTGTACATGATCGTGTTGGACTGGCCAGCACCGTAGCTTGTCCAGAAGTGAACCAGGTCGTCTTCCAGCATGCCGGCTATGAAGCCGCCGCCCTGCGTTTTTCCGCAGTTCGAGAACCCGATTTGGCTGGTCGCGTAGGTGGTTGCCGTGGAGCCCTGGCGCACCAGTGTTGTGACGCCGCTTTCTCGCTTGCCGATGTGCCAGCTGTCCACGACAGCCCCGCCAAAGTAAGCAGAGGTCGGCGCGGAAAATACGATGAAGTGAATGCCGTCAGAGCAAGGCGCCATGCCGCCGATAAATCGGCCTGCAGAAACCAGCGTGGGAACAAGATCGGCACCGGAAGCAGACACCCCGCCAACATCGTTCAACTGCCCGAGGACAAGGTGCTTGCGGCCGGAGGTTCCAACGGCATAGAAGTAGTCTTGCGCTCTGGCGGGCTGCCCATCAATGATGCCCATCGGAGAGCTGTAGTAGGGGCCGCCGGATTCATCCGCGCCACCGCCTGCGCCGTAAGAGCCTGGGTAGTTGTCGGCAGCACCTGAGCGCGTCGCTGTGCCAAGAAACACGCCCTCCTTGTCGAACCGCCAGACGGTGTTGTAGAGCGGGTTCGTGCCGTCGCGCACTCGAACAACGCGCACCTCTGGCTGAAGCGCCACGATGGCGGGAACACCAAGCCCGACCGCGCTACTGCGCGCGAACGTGTAGCCGGTATCGACGACCTGATACCTGCGAACGATCTGTCCGCTTGACGTTGGTGCGCTGACCACCTCCCATGTGAGGTTTGGCAGCGCACCGCCGTTCCCAAGCTGCAGGCCCTCGATGAACACGGTCAGGCGCCGCGTGTAGGCCGGAGCGTTCAGCACGGCCGCGTCATAGGTCGGATCGGGCAGCTGGGCATCACCGCCGCCGTTCACCGTGATGCGGCGCCACTTCGTGGTCTGCTCGGAGGCGATGCGGCTTGCATCGTCTGCGCTGGCTAGGTTGGTCCAGATCAGCTTGCCGTTGTCCCAGCACCTGGTGACGATGGCACCCGGCTGGTCAGCCAGCAGGTACATGGCGTCGAGCTCGTAGGTGTAGCTCGTGTAGGACGAACCGCCACCCTTGCCGGCCTCTTCCGTCGTGGCAATCTCGCGCCGGTCGCTGGCCCAGATCAGGTCACCAGCCACGCGCGGCGCGCCTGCCACCCATGCGATGCCGCCGCCGTATTCGGTGCCGCTGACGCGCAGTTCGTCCAAGCGCGGGCCGTAGCTGCGCTGCTTCGGAGACAGGGCCGAGCCGAGCATGCTGCCGGCCATCCAGCCCAGCTGCGCCCCGGTTATGTCAAGGAAGGCAAAGCCTGGCGCCAAGAAGCCACCGATGGATGCGCCAGCTGCTGCAATCACAAGTTGAGCCATCAGGACACCCCAGGCAGGCGGTAGATCGCCTGCAGTTGCTGCGCGCGGTGGAACATCAGCCGCGTCTCGATCACCCGGCCGGGCCGGGCATTGCTTGCGGCGTGGATCAGCGACCAGCCGCCGTGGCGGTAGTCGCCGACGATGCCCATGTGCTGAGGCTCGCCGGTGATTGAGACCACCAGCACGGCGCCGAGATCCAGAGCTGAGATGCGCTGCATGTGGCATTCAGCCTGCTGCAGCAGCGTGCCATCCGGCTGCCGGCCGTAGCCGGTGACATCCAAGTCGGCCGGCACCAGGCCCAGCGCGCGGGCCGTGATGATCACCAGGCCCACGCAATCCAGCGCCACGCCTGGCAGACGCGCCTGATGCATCCAGGGCGTGCCGAGCTCCCCGCGAGCTGCGGCCACAACATCGGCGCCAGACGTCACGCTGCCGGCTCCGGGGATGCTGTCAGGTCATCGATGCTCGGGCGGTGCGGCTCGCCCTGAAAGCGGCGGGCGTTGCTGAAGCGCGTGGCGCAGTCTTCGTCCAGGCGCTTGCGGCAGCCGTTCATCACGTTGAGGGTGTTGCCGGTCACCGGCAGGTACGGCAGATCCGTGGTCAGCACCACCACCGCGCCGGCGTAGCTGCGGATCTTGACGGTGCGGCCGTTGTTCGGCCCTCCGGTGAAGATGGCCAGGCCCTCATCCAGCGCGGCATCAGGAATCGCTCCACCGGACCGGACGATGGCGAACTGCCTGCGGCTGGTGACCGTGCCGACGGTGACCGCATCGGTGTTGGCTGCGGCATTCAGGCCGCACCGGTTGTTGCCGTTCGGCCTCGGGAAGTCAGCAAAGGTCGCGCGGCAGGTCTTCGAGGTGAAGTCGCCCACCGGCTGCTGCAGGTACTGCTGCAGGCCTCGCAGCTCCACCACCACCGCGCCCTGGCGCAGCGAGACGTTGCCGAAGGTGCCGGCCATCACCGGCTCGGTGCCGTCGGCCGGCGCAGCCCAGCTGTAGCGGAAGATCAGGAACGCCGCGCCCTGCCAGACGCCGCCCACAACGTCGGCATGCGTGAACAGGCTGCCGTCGTCGAGCGTGGTCAGTTCGAGGTTGTCGGTGTCCAGTCCGGCGCTGGCCACGATGGCGCTGGCGTCCAGGCCCTGGGCCGCGTCGTACACCACGCTGCTGATGGTGGCTGACCGCTTCGCGCTGGTGAAGCCGAACACCTGGCCGTCGGTGCGCGTCACGCGCAGCGCATAGGCAGGGGTGGCCGCGCCGCTGCTGAAGTTGTTGGCCAGCGCGATCGGGATCGTCTTGCTCACAGGATGATCTCTTCCACATTGACGGTGGGCATCGTCGCCAGCGCGCCCTCGCCGGTCATGGTCTCGATCTGCTGAACCCACGAGTCGTCGCTGAAGGTCACCGGCACGTCGAACTCACCGGCCCAGGTGTAGGTGTCGCCCGAGACGTGGCCGCTGATCGTGGCAATGCCTGTTGCGGTGTCGATGCTGGCGCTGGCCGTTGTGACCACGCCGGTGCGCGTGCGGTACACCACCCCGCCGGCCACTGGCTTCTGGATGCGCCGGATGAACTCCACGCCCGCGAATGCATAGACCCGCTGCAGCTGGTAGGTGCTGCCGGTGATCAGCGTGCACCGGCTGTTGGCCTGCGTGGCGCGGAAGTCGCTCCAATCGCGGAAGCGAAACCCCTCGTAGGGCGTGAAGTTCACGACGTACCAGAGTGAGCGCAGCTCATCAAGTTGCGCCTGGCCCAGCAGGCCGTGCGAGACGGTGTAGGTGTGCAGCGGCTCCGGCCAGGTGAAGACCTGGCGCATGCGACCGCTGACCGTGCGCACCATCTGCCGGCCACGGTTGACCGGGCCACCGCTGGCTCCGCGCTCGATGCGCTGGCTCAGTCGCTGTTCAAGGAATGCCATGCGCTCACCCGTTCCTGGCCATGGCCTGCTGCGCACCGCGCCCGGCCGCCGTGGCGATCTGCTGCTGCGTGCGACGGTCGACGGGGCCGCTGATGTGGAAGTTGTTGACCACCTGCATGCCGCTGCTGGCCTGCGCCATCGGCTGGACATAGCCGTTTTGGCGAGCCATGAGGTACTGCTTCCCGCCGCTGGTCAGGATCTCGCCCGGGCCGTGCTGCGCCAGCTCGTTGACCGGGTACAGACCGCCAGCTTGAACCGGGCCACCCATCGCGCGGCCGCCGCGCGTTGGCACACCATCGGGCATGCCGCTGCCGCCGGTGGCGCCACCCAGCAGATTGCCCAGGATGCTGCCGGCGAAGTCCAGAAAGCCACCGGCGGCGCTCCCGCCCTGCAGGAATTGCGCAATCGGCCTGATCAGTTGCTGCTCCACGATGATCCGTGTGATGCCCTTCAGGATGGTCTGCTCCAGGCTCGACCAGCTGAGCTTGCCCTTCGTGAACACGTCGGTCAGCGCATCGCCCAGGCCCTTGAAAGCATCCTCAGTCAGGCGGGCCGTGCGGTTCGCTGTCTGGAAGGTGTCGTCAATAACGTTCTCAATACCGCTGCTGAGACCGTTACGGTAGTTGGCGTCCGCCTCGCGCTTCTTGCGTTGGAACTCTTCAAGCGCCTGCAGCTGCCGACCCTCCTCCGTGATCAGCAGGGTCAGTTCCTGGCGGTACTCCTCTTCGCGCCCGGCAAACTTGCCCCGGACATAGTCCTCTTCGAGCGCCGCCTTGCGCCGGGTGAACTCGGCCTTCAGGTTGATCTCTTCCAGAAACTCGGTGCGGCGCCGATCGCCCATGCCGGCCGCGGTCTTGTAGTCGCGGCTGCCTTCGCGGATGCGGTCAATCTCGGCATCGGCTCGAGTGCGCTGGATCTGCAGCTCGGCCTGCGCGCCGTCGATCAGGGACTGCTCTTCGATGGCCAGCAAGGCGGCCCGGCCTGCCGCCTCTGTGCGCGCCTGGTTGAGCTTGCCGGTCGCTGCGGTCAGGTCGCGCCGGGCCTGCGCCTCTTCGGCTGCCGTGCCCTTGAACTGCTGAAGCCGGCCGATTTCAGCCTGCAGCGCGCTGGTGCGTGAAGCCTCATCCAGCGCGATGAAGCCGCGTCGGGCGTCGTAATACTCCGCCTCGCTCAGCAGGCCGGCACGGCGCTGGGCTTCGATGATGGCCTCGGACTGACGGTAGATTGCTGCGCGTTCCTGCTCGGCTGACCGGATGTCCTGCAACTGCTCGGCCAGCAGGGCCCGCCCCAGGCCCCGTTCACCGGTCGCCTTGTCGGTGTACTTGGCTCGGATGGCGGCTTCGATGCGTGCGCGCTTCTCTGGGTCGGTCCCGTCCAGATCGGCTGCATTGTTGAAGCGCCCCAACTCAGCCTTCAGCTTCTCTTCTTTCGAGAGTGCCTCAGTGGCAAAGCGCTCAACAACGACGGAGGCATCCAGCTGCTGTTTCCTGGTCCGGTCGCGCTCAACAGACCTTTGATCCAGTCGCAGCAACTCCTGCAGGTTGCGCTCACGCTCACGCAGGTCGGAGATAGATGGCCCGAAGACATAGCCCTTCTGACCGGCGGCCTCCAGTTCAGCAATCTGCTTTCGGATGTCGGAGATCTGGTCCTGCGTCGTAGCAACCCGGAATGCGCTGAGGTACTGCTCAAGCGCCGACTTCGCCTCTTCGGCTACGCCGCGCCACGCCCGCTGCAGGACATTGAGCGATGCCTCCATGCCGGGTGTGCGGCCTTCGATCGCATCGGCATAGGCATCGGCAGCCACCCGCGCCGCCTCAGCGGTGCGGCCTTGCTCTTCCAGCGACTTGATTTGCCGGTAGATCGAGCTGGTCAGGAAGTTGGTGCTGTCGTTCAACCTCAGTGCCGCCGTCACAGGCGACTTGCCAAGTTCGTTGAACGCTTCAACGGTCTTGTCGGCAGCCTGCCCGCCGGCCCGTTCCAGATTCAGCGCGGCGGAGACGTAGCGTTCCAGCCCCTGTGCGCCGAGGTCGCCGGCCTTGGCCAGGCTGGCCAGCAACTCGGCGGCACGGTTGGTGGTTGCGCCGCCCAGCGCTGCGCTGGCTTCGGCCGCCATCTGCAGTTGGTTTGCGGTGATGCCGGCCTGGTTGCCGCTTTCGATCAGCGTGCGTGTTGCCGCCGAGATGCCGCTGTTGGCAACCAAGAAGCTGGAACCAAGCACGCCAACGGCTGCCGCAGCCACTGTGAACGGGTTCACGAGGCCAGCGATGTAACCGCCCAGCGCTCGGGCGGCCGGGCCGATGCCGCCGAACTGGTCCTTCAGCTGGCCACCCTGCTGCAGGAAGACCTGCAGCGGTTTCTGGCCTGCCTGCAGGCTGACCACGATGTCGGTGAACTGCGCTGGCACGGTGCGCAACGCGGCCGCCGTTGCCTTCGAAGTCGCGCCGATGCCGTAGAGCTTATTGTCGGCGTCCCGGATGGCCTGGATCATGGCCCTGGACTGCTGTGTGACGCCCAGTTCGGCGGCCTTCAGTTCCAACAGGTCGGCCCGCGTCTTGCCGATCGCACCGGCTTGCGCTTTCAGCCCAGACAGAAAACTGTCGCCAGCTGCCGCTCGGCGGCTTGCTGCCGCTGCCTCGTCTGCCGCAGCAGCAGTTGCGCGCAGCTTGGCGATCAGCGGATCAGCCTGCTGCGCGACGCCCAGCTCAGCAGCCCGCAGGGCCAGCATGTCGGCCTCGGCCATCTTGGCGCCGGCCGACTGCCGCTGCAGAGCCGTGATCCGGCTGTTGATGCCTGCGATGAACTCATCGCCCACCATGGCCTGCCGCATGGCCGCCGACAGTGCGGTGGCCTGGGTCTGCAACTCGCGCAGGGCCGCAATCTGCGGCTGCAGCTTGGCCACGTCGGCGCCGCGGATAGTCGCCTCATACTCGACAGCTGATGCGCTGCCTGGACCACCAGAGGATGACGCGGCCAGGCCAGCCAGCTCGCGCTGCGACTGCTGCGTGAGCCGGCGGATCCGGTCGCTGATGGTCTTGGTCTTGGCGTCGACGGTGCGCTCGGCCTTCTCGGCACCGGCCCCCATGGCCTCAAGGCCCTTGCCGGCCTTCTCGCCCTCCCGGGTGATGCCTTCGGCCATCGTCCGCGCAGCCCGCACCGCGTCTTGCGCGGAACGCTCCACACCGGTGACGTCCATCACTGCTGCGGTCTGAACCTTCTTCTCTTGGGTCATAGTTCAGTCCTCACCGGCTGATTCCTGCATCTGCGACATGGCTGCCTCTTCCATCGCGCGGATGTCGTCCAGCATCTGCAGCCACTCGGCGGCGCCGAGTTGCATGCGATCCATCACCGGGTACAAGGCCGAGTAGTCCAGGCCGATAGGGCCTCGCCCGCCGATGCGCCACTGCGTGCAGATGCGGTCGAACAGCCTCACGGTGGCCCAGTTCTCTGGCCACACTTCGACTTGTTCAGACGCCTTCAGGTGCCCGATGTCGAAACCGTTGCGCCGCCCGCCCGTGGACTTGATGAACATCGCCCGGGCGGCGCTGGTCAGTTTCCCAGGCGGCCTTCGTGCACCGCGTCGCCATAGGCGCGCACGATCTCGTTGATCAGGCCCGGCGCTTCGTCGGCCAGCTGGCGCACGTTCTCGAAGGTGAACGGGTCAGCCAGATCCCAGCCGCCGGCAATGTCCAGCACCAGCCTGGCATCCGCCTCAACCTCTGCCGATTGCGCCGCCTCGGCGCCGGGGGGTGTCGGCAGCGGCAGCGGTGGGACCGTGGCGCGTGCGGCGGCAACCGCATCCAGGTAGCTCTGCACCGCAGCTGCGCCGCGTTCCTTCTTGGATGCCTGGTGCTCGTCCAACAGGGTGCCCCACTCGGTGCGGGTGCGGTAGCGGAAAACGACGTCGATCGCGCCGGTTGTGCCGTCGGCCATGGGGCCAGTGATGGTCTTGGTGAACGTCGTGGGGCGCTTGCCCAGCACGACCTTGGGCGCTTTGGCGGTACTCATTGATGGGTTGTCCTTCGCGGGGAGTGAATGCCCGTGCCCAACGCGCCCTCTCCCGCAAAGAAGAGAAACGCGCCGGGTCGGTGCTCAGAATGGCCGCACTGCGGCGGCCGATGGATCAGTACGCGACGTCGCGGCCCAGCAGGTTGATGCCGACGGTCGCCTGGTTCTCCCGGCCGCTCTGCAGGTTGGGGAAGGTGCCAACGACCATGTTCCCGTAGCCGTAGGTGCTCGAACCGTCGGCCAGTACCAGCTTGAAGGCGCACGGGGTCAGCGCGCGCGAGATACCGAGCATTTCCTGGTAGATCGCAAGGCTGGAATCGTGGCCGATCGTCAGGTTGATGTCGACCGGGTTCAGGCCCAGCGGCACATTGAATGGCGTGCGCCGTGCCAGCGGAGAGACCGTGGCGCGACGGGCATCACCGCCGCTGGTGCCAATGGTCAGGACCTGCGGGATCGCCTTCCAGGTGCTGATCTTCTGCAGCGTGCTGCCAACGCCGCCACCAGCCGGGAAGAAGTTGGTGTTGGTGGTGTCCAGACCCTGCAGACTCAGCGTGTCGGCCGTCAAGCTGGTGGCACGGAAGACCGAGCTGGTTGCCTCTTCCCATGGGCTCAGCAACAGCAGCTCGTCATTGGTGGTGAAGCCGTGAGTGACGCAGGTGAAGACGCCAGGGTTGGCATTGGTGAACACAGTCGCCGTCTTGACGGCGGCAAAGGTGGTGCTGTACTGAAACGATGCACCGTCGGGGAACTTGTAGGCGCAAAGGATCAGGCCGTTGCGCGCCATGTAGTTCGTGAGCGCGTTGAACGCACCCTCTGCGACCCACTTCAGGGCCCGACCAACACGTTGAAGGAAGTTCATATCCACCTCTGAGAAAAGCCCCCTTTGGAGGGGATGTTGAGCCCGGGATGGGCAATGAAACTGCACGCGGATGCGGTCAGTTGGGACTTGTTTGCTAACCCACTGCCGCCTTCTTGGCGGCCCATCGGGCCTTCATGGCCGCCGACTTCTTGGCCTTGGCTTCTTCCGACATCGGGCCGACCGTCTTGCCTCGTTTGGCGGCCGACATGCGCTGTCGCGTCTCGTCGGACGGTGGGCCCTTTGGCTTGGCCGCCAGCATCTTCTGGATGGCTGCCTTCTGCGCTTCTGACAGCGGGCCCCTGACCCGGGCCTTCTGTGATTCGGACATGCGAGCCAGCGTCTCCGCGCTGCGCTTGCGGCCTGTGTGGAATGCCGCCGTCTTGGCAATCGCCTCTGCACTCATTGGCCGGCCGGTGGCCGACTCGGACTTCTTGCGCCGGATCTCTTCCGACTCCTTGATGCCTCGCCGTGCATTGGCCATGGCCTCAATCACATGCCTTGGCCGCGGCTTGTTGCGCTTGATCTCTGCGAAGTAGGCAATGGCCTCGGGTGTGTGGCGATGGCCGCTCGTCCCCTCGCCTCCATCGGTCGCATTGACCAAGCGCACGCCGCACGCCCTCAGTTCAGCGATCAGCGCAATCTCTCTGTTGAAGGCCTCTTGCTCGTCCGCATACAACCCGACCTTGTGCGCCGTCATTCCGTGCGCAGCGACAACGCGCCTCCAATGGCCGTTGCGTCGATACCAGGATTTCAGCCTGTCGCCCGAGCCCTTGCCGACATAGAAGACCTCGCCGGTGTCGTTCCTGGTGTGCTGGTAGACGTAGAACTTGAGCATCTGTCGGCAACGAAAAAGCCCGCCACGGTCTCCCGGGCGGGCTTGTCTGGTGTGGTTGCCGGTTACTCGATCCGGCGCCATTCCGGCAGGGTTATCTACGGCGGGCAGCGTGCGTCCAGGCGCTGACCTTGATCTTGTTTCAAGACGCGAATGTTGTCGTCAGCGGGGCCCGATGACGACGAACTCCTGCAGTTCGCTGAAAAGCCAAGGCTCGCCGTCGGTCTCCACGTCGTCCAGCGGCTCGGACTCGACGCGGGCAGTGAAGGCTGTTGCAGCCATCATGGCCGCTTCGACCTGTCGGATCAGATCCAGCGACTCAACCTTGCTGTTCGCCCAGGTCTTGACCAGCAGGCGCAGCACCCGCTTGTCGGCTGCAGACCGGTTCAGGTAGTAGGTGGGATCGCCGCCGATGTTCTGCACCGTGACGTAGGGCCGCTGAGTGCGCAAAGGCGCCAGCACAGCGTGCACGCGAGGGCAGACGGTGGCAATGGCAGCATGCACGTCGGATTCGATGGTCATGACAGCAGGCCCCGGCGGGTCAGGATCTCAAGGTACGTGTTGCCCATGGCCGTCTGCGCCGCATCTGCAGAGCGCTCACGGCCCATCGTCACGAATGGCACGGCGGCCGCCTTGCTGGTGCCGTTGTGCACCATGTAGGCATAGGGGGCCTTCTTGAAGTTCCAGCTGATGTGGAAGGTGGCAAACCCCTGGCCAGTGTTGTCCTGGCTGAGCACCTGGTAGATCGACGCGCGCAGGTTGCCGGCATTGAACCAGTACCGGCCCTTGCCGCCCTTCTTTCCGCCGCTGAACCAGTGCCCCTTCTTGCCATGCGGCGTGGCCTGCAGAGTGGACTGGTAGATCAGCTGCGAACCAGCAGCAGCGGCCGGAACCACGGCATCGTGGCTGGCCTTCACCACGTCATCCATCAGGTCGACGAACGCCGACAGGTCGGTTGTGACGCTGAAGGTCTTGCTTTTCTGACCGTTGGCCATGTCAGGCCACCACCTTCTGGCACACCAGCATCATGAACAGCCTGTTGCGATCATCCGGGAGCACCGCCTGGATGTCGTAGCCGACAGAGCCCTTGTAGACCCGCATGCCTTCGAGCACATCGTCGCGCCGATGCATCTTGATGCTGGCCTTGACGATGGCCAGCTCGCCGCCGCCGCCGATCATTTCCCGGCCGCTTGGGTGCAGGATGCCGGCGAACACCTCGCACACCTGAACCGTCCATGCACCGGTGGGGGCGCCCAAGCTGTCGGAGCCTGCCGCGCGCGTCATCACGCGCACCCAAGTGTTCAAGGCCGCCATGGTCAGCAGTACGCCACGCGCTGGCTGTCTAGCAACGCCAAAGCAGCCGGCGTGGCCAGGTGCGGCCGTTCGGTGTAGGCCTGCGGGTTCTCCACCCAGTAAGCCACCATCGCCATGACGAAGGTCTTGATCGCCGCCGGCACAGCCGCAGGATCTGCCACGCCGACCGTGATGTCGATTCGCACACGCGGGCCGGCCGGGACATCGCCAAGTGATGGCCACGACTGGCCGACCAGCGGCCCGATCACGACACCCGGGTCAGCGTCAGCCCAGCCGAAGCTGCCGCCAGCCATCGCCGTCCAGCTGCTGCTCGTCGACCAGTAGCTGAGCGCGACTGCCGTGGCGCCGCCGAGCTCCAGCACATCGCAGGCGCTGGGCCAGTCGTAGCGCTCGATGCGCCACTGCTGCTGCATCCAGCGCCAGCGCGTCTCCATCTCGGCGATCTCGCGTGCAGCCTGCATGTAGACCGGCAGCATGGCGTCGAAGGCGGTTGTGCCCGTCAGCCGGGCGGCGAACTTCACCTGATCCAGCGTCACCGGCTCGACGGTCGGGGCAGTCAGAAGGCGCATATCGTTTCCTTGGTGGCCCTCTTCAGGCAGACGCGGCGCCAGAAGGCACCGCCACTCGCTTCCAGTCGTTTCGCGACAGCCCGCGGTCGTTCAGGTACAGCTCGGTCATCTCGATCTCGCTGTGACCCAGCAGGGTCTGCACAACCTTCGGCTCCAGGCCCTGGGCCACGTAGGTGCGCGCCGACAGCGATCGCGTCTCGTGCAGGCTGGGCCGGCGGTGCATGCCCGGATCCTTGTCGCCCAGCACTGCCTTGATGTGCTCGCAGAAGCGGGCCGACAGGCTGCTCATCTCGATCGGCTTGCCGTTGGCCTTGCGCAGGAGCGTGGGCCCAGGCTTGGCCGACTGGCGGCATTGCTCGATCACGTCACCCACCATCATGCCGATGCAGTCCATGCGCAGCGTGAGCGGGATCTCGACCCGGGCGCCGTAGCCCTTCCCGGCTTCCTTCTGCTGCTCGATGCGCAGGTGCCCGTCGACCACATCGTCGAATCGCACCTTTGCCAGGTCGGCGCGGCGCTGCCCGATGGCCAGACCCAGCAACAGCATCGATTCCACCCATCGTTGCGGGCTGGCCTGGGCCAGCGTGCGCATTTGCATCCAGACCTCGAGCTCCAGCCGCTCGCGCATCACCTTGTGCTTCGGCGGCTTGATGTCGCGCGCCGGGTTCGTCTCGGCCCAGCCGTTGGCGATTGCCTCGACGTAGGCGTCCCGCAGCTCGGACAGCACGCGCACCGAGGTGCTGCTCTTCTCCTTCGGGAACGTGCGCAGCGCGCTGGCCACCGCATGCGGCCGAAGTTCGGTCACCGGCACCGAGCCCCACAGCCGCCGGACGTGCGCCAGGTTGCTGCGGCGGTTCTTGATCGTCTGGGCCTTGTAGCCGCGCGTCAGCAGGATGCCGTCGTGCACGTCCAGCCAGTCGGCCAGCGTTCGGGTGGTCAGGGCGGGCACGCTGGCCGGTGGCGGCGCCACCGCGGGCACTGCCGGTTGCACAGCAGGCGTCGGCAGGCCGCCGGCCGGCAGCATGCGCAGGGCCTGCGCCATCATCTCCAGCATGCCCGCCAGGTCGGCCGGCGTCATGTTGCGTCTCGTGTCTTGTCCATCCGGTTATTGAATCACTGCAACCGGAAACAGCAATCCCCGGTTTGCGTGATGCAACAATCGGTGACATGAACACCGAGCCAAAGAACAGGGGTGGTCGCCCCTTCAAACCCAACGACCAGAAGCTGGTCCAGCGGTCCATCCGGCTGCTCCCGTCGCAGTGGTTGAAGTACGACCAGGCTGGTGGCATCGAGTGGCTACGCGGGCTGATCGATCGATCGAAACCGAAGCCGCCGCCAGACAAGGGTTGAGACACGCCGGGTGCACCGGCAGGGGATGTGTTTCACAGCACCGAGAACGGGAGCGGGCGCGGGATGTCGCCGATCAACTCTGTCCAGCTTTTGCCGTCCAGGCCATCGGTGACGATGACGTTGCGGATGTACTGCTCGCGGAACCCCCACCCCGGTGCCTTGGCTCCGTTGGTGTAGACGCCCAACTTCAGGTAGGGGCCGATTGCGTAGTTGTAGTCGTTGCCGATTGCCCGGCTGTTGAACAGCACGCGGCCATTGACCATCCATGTGATGCTCCCGGCCTTGGACCGCGCCCAATCGACCAACAGAGCGTGCCGGTAGATCGTGCCACTCTGCTGCAAGCGCATCTGCGCTACCAGCTTGGACGCCGCACCTTGCGCTGGTGGCTCGATACTCGGCAGATACATACCCAGCACGGCGCCGTCTGTCATCATCAAGACGTTCTCTGCAAACGCGCCGTCATCGTGGTTGGCGTGCATCTGCATCGTTACAAACAAGTTGCCAGGCGTCACCGGCCAGTTGTCCAGCAGGCT